AATTTATAATAAAATTATATGTTGTATCAGGTAAAACCAAAGTGCCACCACTTGCAACTAATTCCGTATAACTGTTATCTGAATTTTTTACAGTTGCATCTAAGCAAGTTCCTGAAGGAATAGAACCACCGCAAATAGTCATTTCGTTTGGAATTTCAACATCAAATGTCATTGTCCACCCTGCTAACTTATTCTCAAATCTATCAGTAAAAGGTTCGCATGTAGGATCGCCAATTATTTGAATTAAATCGCTGAATAATTGACCGTGAAACATTTGTTGGTATAATCTATTCAGAACCTGAAATTGTGTATTTAAAACGTCCTGCTCATTGTCATTTCCTACAAAGATATTCGTTGTTGAATCTTTGCTTTCATCTACAATATCCATTGCTATAATGGAAATATTAAAAGAAACTGTTTGAGATTTAGGAACTGCCGAATTTACTATAATATGCGAAAGTGGAAAAATAGTTTTTTTATTTAAATCCACATCTTCAAGCCCACCCGTTGTAACTGTATTCACAAAAGGAGAAGCGATTAAAGCGTTTTTTAAATCTGTAGTTATATCGTAAAACTCAGTCATTTTTCTTTTGCTTATTCAAGTAAATAATCAGCTTTTTAACATTTTCAGCCTTTGGCTTGTACTGTTTTGGTTTTTTTACAATATCCATCCTAAATAGTTTGAGTTTGAATTTGGATAAACATCTCCGTTTGAATTTGTATCGTATTCAGGAAACAAATTACTATAAAAATTCATGTGTGAAATAAACCTATCAGTGTAATGTTGAGCCATTGAAGTTGCTTTACTTGCCAAAGAATCAATTTCATTCTTTTCAGCATTTTGAGCATTTTCACTTGTATGTTTATACACCCCTTTGTTAGCTATGGTATAAGCGGAAAAAGGTAAATATTCAGCAAACGCCCAATGTATAAGCATCGGTTTAATATAGTCGTTAAGAAGTTCCAAATAAGGAGTTGCAAGTGCATCATTTTCTATATCTTCTTGTATTCTTTTTAATAATTGAGTGCCTAAATACGTTTCAATGTGCGTATCTTGAGCATACAAAGCGTACTGTATAAATTTATCAGTATCTACGTTTCCATTCATCGCTGTAAACTTTACTATGTCGGTGTGTTCTATAAGTAATATCTTTGCCATTATTTTACGTCGCTAGGTAAATTTTTATTCTTTGGGCTAAAACCTTTTAAAGGTAAATTGTTAGGATAAATAGAAACTTCGTAAGGATTTGTTATTTTGTATCCTTTAATCTCTGCACTTCTAGTTCCAATATCTTGGTAACCTTTTTCCATTTTTGTTAGGTCAAGCATCATTGTAACTCTGGACCATTTATGATGGCATCTTGCACCGCCTTTGAATCTAAAAATATCGTATGTATTCGCTCCGTTTTCTCCAAAACCAGGATTAACTGCTTTAGAACTCATTACATCAATATCCTCTTTTCTGAATAGTCTAGTACTTGCGCTCATCATTGCTTTACAAAAATCCCTATCAGGTGCTTTGTTTCCGTTGTATCTATATCGAACTTTGAAATACTTTAAATCACCTACTTTTTTATCTTGTACGCTCTTTAAATTTGGTTTAGGACTTCCAGTACTAACTAGATTAACTAACTTGCTTAAAAACGTTCCTTTGTCGCTTAGTTTTAATTCTGCGTTTATAAGTTGCAAGTTTAACTCTTCTTCTAAGTCAATATCAACATCTCTTTCATCAACTATTTGCCACCCCTCTTCAAGTTCTTCAGCTTGGTTAATAATTTTTTCAAGTTCGTTATTTACTTTGCTTAATTCCGTTCCCGTTTCTTCAGCTACTTGTTCGGCACTTTGTGCGTTTTCCAAATCTGTAAACTCCAAAGGTTGCAACGTTCTAAAGTAAAGTTTTAAAGAAATTTGATTAACAGCTAAAATCTGATCAAAAGCTTCAATCAATAAATCCTGAATTGGTCGAATAACCATATTATCAAACAAAACAACGCTATTTTTTAATTCGTCTGCATTGCTTGAAAATCCGTTAGCTGAAGTAATACCAAAAATTAATGGACTTGTTACGTTATGTCCTACCATTATTTTGTTTCTGCATTCATCACTTAAATACTGATAATGTTGCGGTGCATCGTTTAAAGGAACGTCATCAATGGTAGTTTTTTGTTCTTGATTCCTAACAAAAGAAACAATCACTTTTTTACCTTTTGATCCAGTAACTTTGCTTAAAATTTGTCTTGAATAATCGTCTTGTTGCTCTTCAGTATAAGATCCACTATTTATATTAATTACTTTAGTTCCGGAAAATCCGTTTTGAACTTCATTAATCAAATAATCTGAAATTTCCTCTTCTAGTTTTGCATAAGGAATACAACCTTGATAATCGCAATAAGAAAAATATTTCATGCCAACCGCATACGGTTTTATGTAAAGTATTTCAATATCTTCTTTTGAAGTTCCAAACGCTGGGATTAATTTAGGCGGGAAATTTTTAACATCTTCCCAATTATCTGAATAAAAGTAATTATTTATTTTACCGTCTTTATCGCATTTTTGCGGTGCTAATAATTGTACTGGAATGTGAAAAGCTTTTAAAACTTTCCCTTTACTTTTAGAAACCTGAATAGCACATTGTCCGAAAATCTTTAAATCTGTTACAATCTTTTTTATTTCACTTGCATTGAATATACTCATCATTTGAGCGTATTCATTTGGCTTTCTCGAAGCATCTAAGGCACTCAAACCACGTCCGTAAATCAATCTAGTAATATTGTTTATTACAGCGTTATTTGTTGTACTATTTTTATATCTATCAATTAGAAATTGGAAATACGAATTACTTTCTCCAAAAGTTACCCAATCATTTTTTTTATCCTCTGTAATCTTTGGAGCTTCGTAACTTGCAAGTTCAATTACTTTAATATTTGAATTTAATTCACTCATATAACTATGAAATTATTTGCTGATTCTCTTTGTATGTATGTATTATCATTTACGCTAAAATCTGAAATATTTTGATTTGTACAAAACATCTTATCGTAAAACACTACTTCGCCCTCATTGAGCAATTTGATAGTATAAGTGAAATTTTCCCTTAAATCAAAAATTGCTGTAACATCGTAATAATAACCAACTCCTACCGAAGTAAATTCTGTAATATCCACGCTTGTATTTTCAGCTTCGCTAAATACTCTAATCGTGTCAAAAACGCTTTGTCTTGGTGTGCAAGAAAATCTTTGATTAAGTAATGATTCTTCTAAAACTATCATATCTAATAGACTTGTAAAACTTAATTTTGTTTCAAAAAAAAAGCGTACCCATAAGATACGCTTTAATATAAAAGTAAGGTTTATTAATCAGTAACAATAGTTGCATCGTCAAAAACAACAGCTAATTCAGCTTCACTTGCACAATCAATGAAGTTAGATAAATTCTTTTCACTACCTACAAAAGTCAAAGTATAACCTTGCATGTCTGCCATTGCAGTACCACTCGCAACGTTAGCAGTTGTTAACTCTGTTCCGTACTCCATACCAGCAAAGAAAAATTTGTTAGTTCTAGTTTTAACCACAATTTGAGGTCTACCATAAGCTAACATCTTAACTTGTTTGTGTGTAGTTGAATCTTGATTTTTAAGCATAACTGATAAAGTTTGCTCAACAAAACTAGTTCCGGCATCACGACTTGAATTTACAACTTGATCGAAAGTATTTGTTCCTTTCAATTCAAATTTATACAAGTTTGTAACACCAGTAACTGCTGTAATAATATCATTTGCATCAATGGTAATATTTTCCATCGGTGCTTGACCGAAGTTTACAAAGTAAATGGCATCCAATCCACCTACATTATCTTTACAAGGCTCTAAACGTCCTAATGTTAAATCACATGGCATAATTTCTATTTTTTAAAAGTTATTTTAAATAAAAAAGGGTGAGTTATTTTACCCACCCTTTTATTCAGTTATTTAATTCTAGTTAGCTGAATTTGTAATACCGTATGTTACTAACTCTTCTGCATAACCATAGTTAGCACAACCAGTCATTCTCATAACAATTCTTACATTCTCATCTCCTAATGTTTCAGAAGTATCAATCAATTTTACTGTATTCATATCAGAAACCAATCCAGTACCGAAATACAAGTTAGATTTTTGACCTGCAATAGCAACGTTAGAAGCTAATCCCTCTGCCAATACGATTTTAACACCGTCAATAGACAAAGCTTGGTTTGAATACCACATTGTACCGTTAGAACCAACACCGTTAGCACCTAATCCACTTGCACCGAATCCACCCAAAGAAGCGATATAAGCATAGTACATGTTAACTGGCAAATAGATAAACATATCTTCTTTTGCGATAATAGTTGCAGGAATAGCCGCAACAATTTTACGAAGCTCTACAAGTACGTTAGACGATGTTACAGTTGTTCCTGCAACCTCTTGAGCCGTTGGTAAAAGTGCATCTACAGCAATTTGTGTACAAATTCCATCGTATTGTCCTGAAGTTCCAGTAACACCTCTCCAAAAAGAAATTTCATTTTCTTGAGCAACTTGAGAAGCGTAACGAGCAAGGATAAAATCAGCGAAACTTGGTGCTAATGTATCGAATGCTGAAATTCCCATTTCTTCACTCATCCAATCTGAATGGAAATCTTTTTTACAAAGTTGTTGGTTAACTTGCAATTCTTTTGGAGTTAAAACTCTTTCAGTCAAAGTAACCGAACCAGTTGCAGTAAAATCACATGAAGCGTCTTTTAATAGACCACCAGTAGCGACTTTCTTAATAACTTCTTTGTACTTAATGTTTGGCTTGATTGTAACCAGTTGTTTGTCCAAAGTTGGTGCTGACAATAACGCTGTAGCGATGTATTGTTGCAAAAATTTACCAGCGTACGTGGTAGTAATTGATGTTGTTGTTGCCATTTCTTTTAAATTTTAAAAATGTTAGTTAAATAATTTTCTTCTTATTCTATCTTCAATCGTTTCCATTTTACCAGAACCGTATTGGAAATTAGATTTCTCTACTTTGTTTTCAGGATTGAACTCAATTTTCTTTGGTTCGATTTCCTCTGTTGAAAGTTCAACTTCAACTTTTTTCAAAGATGCTAATTCAGTTTTCAAAGCTTCAATTTCCGCTTTCAATTCTGTAAGTGCTTCGCTTGAAAAATGCGTTTCCTTAGTCATTGTTTCAACTGTTTTCTTTGGAGCTGATTTCGGAGCTTCTGCTTTCGCTTCAACTTCTTCTTCTACTTCAGGAGCTTCAGGCATTTCTTCTTCTACTTCAGCTTCTTTGATTTCAGCTATCATTCCTTCTTCAGTTACTGATAAGATCATTCCGTTTTCAAGTTCGTAATCTCCAACTGGCAAAGGGATCATTTGTTCATCAACTGTTTTGATAAAAACTTCTTGACCTGCTTCAAAGCTATTTGCCTCAAGTACCGTTTGACCGTCTGCCAAAAGCATTGATTCTAATTTTACTTCCATTTGTAAAATAGTTTTAAATTTATTTATGATTTCTTTTGCATTCATATTTTATAGACTTAAGTATTTATTACTTGTTACCTTTTTAGTGCGTGTGAACCGTTGTAACTGGCTGTGTAGTGTTAATTACAGTGCTTACAGTTTGATTTAATGGACTGCCTATTCCTTGATTCTGTAAATCTCCGTTACAGCATTCAGAATTATAAGTTCCGTCATCGCAAAGGCAACCACGCTTACCGCTTTTAGGGCTTGTTTTACTTTTTGTTTTCATGATAAATTACAAAGATTTCTTAATGTTTTGTAAAGACTTTAATTGGTCTTGACTAGTTTTAGAATTAGTTTGTAACTCTTTTTCCAAATTAACAATGTTTGATGGTATATCAATACCTAAATCCCTAGTTTTAGCTTTAAAGTCTGCAATTATATTGATTGCACTATTTGATAAAACTGCATTTTGTCTGTACGAAGCCATCATTTCATCAATAGATGCAATCGCTTTTGTTCTTGCAGTATTGGAATTTGCTAACTCTTTTTTTGCATCATTTGATATTTTTGTAATATCATCAACTAATGCTAAATCTACTTTGTGTGAAGCTAAATCTAATTTCTTTGCTTCATAAAGGTTACTGATAATTGTTTCTTCTTTTGTCATGATTATTTATTTATTAAATTCATTAATATATTGTTTTGCTTTATCAGATAATGCGGAAATTCTATCAATAGCAGTTTGATATTTTTTAGGTTGAGGAACTTTTGTTTCATCAATACCTAATGCTTTAACTTTAGAAATAAATACATCTCTATCATTTTTTAATTCA